GTTTCTGTCCGGCAACCTCGACGTCATCGACCTGTACGTGTACCAGCCCCGCCAGCGCCGCCAGGATTCGTTCACCAAAAGCACAATCGAACTGGCCGAGCTGGTCAACGAACGCCAGCCGGACATGGCCGAACGCACCAGCACATTCCTGGAGCGGCTGAGCGTCACCTGGCAGAAGGCCCTGACGTGACCCGCCGGGATGATCTGTACACAACGGCCCGCCGCGCCCTAGCGCGCGGCTACGCCGCTTCCTGGGAAGCCGCCGAGGCTATGGCGGAACTGGTCGAGCGCGGCGAAACACAACGCCAAATCGCTGCCCAACTTGGTTGTTCACAGAGAACCGTTAGCAACTACGTTCGGGTCTTTCGTGAGCACGGTGTGCTCAGCAAAAAGCCACCGTTCGCTGAGGCTATGGCCACTATTCGGAACGATGCCGAACGAATGCCGGTGCCGAAAACACCGGAGCGTAAGGCTGAGCTGGTGGCCGAACTCCTCCAGGACAAGGCGGTGGCCGACGCTCCCGCGGTACGCAAGGTGCAGCAGCGCCACGCCGACCGGCGCTTGCGGGCCGAGGTGGCCGCCGCCAACCGCGACCACGGTATCCCCACCCGCACCGAGGAGGCCCGCGACCGCCGCCGGCTGTCGGTGGTGGAAAACGCGTCGGTGTGGTTCCTGGCCCTCGACGCCGTCCAGCGGGCCACCCGGGCGCTGAACGACATGACCGGCGAGATCGAACGGACCGGCCTGCCCCGCAAAGGCTCAGGGGAAACCATTCGGGCCGTTCGGGCGCTGATCCGAGCCGCCCAGCGGTTCGAGGAGGCCGCCACGTCGGCCGGTATCGGTCAGGCGATGTGATGGGGCCGGCGGGACCCGTGAACGGCGGCACGAGTCCCGCCGATAACCCCGGTTATCCGGAACCGGATTGGCGCGAGCCGCCAGAAGTGATACGGGGCCGGCGCGACCATCCGTGGATCAAGCGCCTAGAACCCCTCATGGAACACCCAGGACGATGGGCATGCGTCTCGCGATTCGACAACGTCAGGAGTGCCTATCAGATCGCGAGCAAGCTGCGAACGGTCGAAGTCAAGAGGCCACCAGGCAAGTGGGAGTTCAGTGCGAACAAGACGGCGGACGGTAGCGGCGAGGTATTCGCCCGTTACATCGGGCCAGAATGATGGCTAGTCCTGATAAGGCCCATTATCGGGACGATCGGGTCACCCTGTACCACGGCGACTACCGGGAGGTCACCGACTGGCTGGACGCCGATCTACTCGTCAGTGATCCGCCCTACGGGATCAACTGGAGGCGCGGCGTCAACCATGCCCGCTACTCGAAAGCTCACGCCGGCATCGCCGGCGACGGCGACACGACCGCCCGGGACACCATGCTGGCAATGTGGGGCAACCGGCCCGCGATCGTGTTCGCCTCCTTCTATGCCCCGCCGCCGCCGAACGTCGTCCAGGTGCTGGTCTGGCATAAGCCAGATGACGCCGGCGTGGTCGGATCAACTACTGGCTATCGGCGAGACGCGGAGCCGATCTACCTGACGGGCCAGTGGCCGCGCCGGGATGTGTCGGCTTCAAGTGTGCTGCGTAGCTGCCGGGCGTCGATCAAATCGGTCACAGTTGACACAGGCCACCCGCACACCAAGCCGCTCGACCTGCTGCATCAGCTGATTCTGCGGGCGCCGGGTGGCATGATCGCCGATCCGTTCGCCGGCACCGGCACCACCCTGCGGGCCGCGAAGGATCTAGGGCGGCCGGCTATCGGCGTCGAGATCGATCTCGTCTACTGCCAGGTCGCGGCTGGCCGCCTAGCCCAGGAGGTGCTCGACCTTGTCTGAAAAGCCCTGCTGTGACGACTGCGGCGATGTCGTCAAACGTCGGACGCGCTGCACCGTCTGCCGCTCGCTTGTCTGCCGCTGGTGCTTCCATCACAACCTGCACGAACGGAACCGGAAGGATCCCGCCACATGGCGGACCATATGACGTCTAGTCCGGATAAGCCCACTTATCGGTGGCCGGCGGGGTGGCGGTGGCGGCTCCTGCGCTGGCAGGCCCGCCGCTGCCGCTACCGGGCCTGGCTGGAGGTGCGCCGCTGGCCGTCCCCCGAGAACGAGCTGCGCCTGGCCATCGCCGCCGACCTGTACCGCCGTATCGACATGAACCGGCCGTGAAACGACAAGCGCCGGCCCGATGGCCCGGGCCGACGCTCACGAACTTCTCCCATTGGACATCCAGCAGTCGAGGGTTGCTGGTGGCCGAACGCCCATGTTACCGGTCGAGGAGGCGCACCATGGCGGATGACCCCACACCCGACGCCCGCCGGGTCGAGCTGATGCGGGACCTGCGCAAGATCAACGCCGGCCTGGCCCGCCTGGGCCTACCGGCCCGGGTGCCGACCAAAACCGCCCGGGTGTGCTCGACCGACGAGCTCGAGGTGCTGGTGGCCGGCGCCCGCCGCCACTGGCTGATGGTGGTCTACCAGCTGGGTGGGACAGCATGAATATCCGGGCGGTGATGGCGGCGCTGGACGTGTGGGATCTGGACCGTAACGCCAAGCACGCCCTGGTGGTGCTCGGCTGCCGAGCGGACCGGCACACGGCACTGGCCGAGGTGTCATTGGGCCGGGTCGCCGCCGACATGAAGGTGGGCTATTACGCGGCGTCGCATGCGCTGGACCGGGCAGTGGAAAGCGGCTATCTGATTGTGGATAAGTCACCGGGAAAAGTGCCGATGTGGATGCTGACCTCCGCGGTCAACCTCCGCGATCCAGGAAAAACCTCCGCGGTCAACCTCCGCGATCCAGGAAAAACCTCCGCGGTACCTCCGCGATCTGAGCAACAACCTCCGCGGTCTGACCGCGGACTAAGGAGTTTGAAGGAGAAGGAAACAGACAGCGCCGCCGCTTCGCTCGCCGACCCGGCGAGCGGCGACGCTGTGGAAGAACCACCCGCGTTCGCCGATCACGCCCGCCGGCTCCGTCTCATCCGCGAGGGCCAACTATGAGCGTGGGGGCCACGAACCGGCTGGCCCGCCAGATGCTCGACGACTGGGCTGCGGTCGACCCGACCGAGCTGGTCCCCGATCTGCTGGCCGCCATGCGCGCCCTGGCGTTCGACATGCGCCGGGTCATCGACGCCGAATGGGAACGCCGGGATCTCTCCGCCGGGGCCGTAACCGCGGATCGTCCAGTGGCATGGGAAGGAGGAACACGCGATGACGGTTCGGGGTGCTAGAGACACCGGCCCCGGCGGGGTCACACCGTGAGCAGCCGGTTCTGGCGGGCTATGGCCACCCGCGATGCCGTCCGTAGGGAGCGGCTACGGGCGGCCGAGGATGCGCAGGAACGAGTACAGGGCGATGACGCCGACCTCGATGAGCAGGACGATGGTCTGGGTGTCGTCCATGCTGAGGGTTCTACCCTGTCAGACGAGGAGGATCACTGATGGCTACCAAAGCAACCGCCGCCGCTCCTGCTGTCGAAGAGGAGCTGATCACGGTCGACCCGCAGGTGACGACCACCAAAACCAAGGACTTCCTGGCCCGCAGCCTGACCAACCCGACGCCGGGCACATCCCAGGCCACCGATTTCCTGGGCCGCAGTGTGGTGGCCACCGACAAGGATTTCCTGGGCCGCGCCCTCGTCTAGCGATGCCCGAAGCGCTGACCACTACCACTAAGACGGCGGACTACATGGGCCGCCTGGTGGTCACCCCGGCCACCGACGCCCGGGATCACATGGCCCGGGGTTGTCTGGCCGGCGACCGTGACTATCTGGGCCGGCCGCTGATCGGGGGTGGCACTCAGGGCGTGGCCCCGTCCACCGCCCATGTCGACCATCTCGACCCTGACCATGTGGTGGCCGGGGGCATGGTGTCGGTCATCGTCAACGGCTCCGGGTTCCAGCCGGCCGTGGTGGTCGAGGTGGTCGGGGTCGGCACTTCGTCGAACCAGTCCTGGATCAGCGCCAACCAGGTGCAGACCAACTACCTGTTCCCTCAGACGGTGGGCGTCTACCAGGTGGGGGTGCGCAACCCGGGCGAGGCGCTGTCGAACACGGTGCCGTTCACCGTCACTTGATCCTGCTGGTGGGCGGTGAAGGCCGACAACATCCACGCCGCGGTGGCGCTGGTGTTAGCGGTCGGGGTGGCGGTGACGGTGGTGATCCTCAGCCTGGAGACGGTGCTGCACACCGGGCCTATCAGCCAGGCGGAGGCGACGGTGCTGGCCACCATCGTGGGTGCCATCATCGGGGCGGTGGCCGCCTACCTGGGGGTGTCGAAGGGACAGGGCGGGGGTTCGGAGTCTTGAGACGGCCCCACCCCCCCGGGACAGGCCGGGGCGCCCCGGCCCGCAGGAGCGGTCCCGGGGGTCGGTTTTTTGTGCGGCGGCGTCCGGACAGTGGCCACGCTTGCCCCTTTCCCCCCCTTTGGCCGGATTGTGCCGTCGAACCCGTGGCATGACCCGCACTATCTGCGGGCTCGCCGGCTTCTGCAGGGGTCGCCGGTTCTGTGCGCCCACTGTCAACGCGAGCAGGCCACCGAGCTGGATCACGACCCGCCGATCGCCATGCACAAGCATCGGCCTGACACCCAGTGCTGCCGGCTGATCCCGTCGTGCAAAACCTGCAACCGGGAGGGCGGAAAGCTGGTGCAGACCGGCCGGTGGCGGCCGGAGACCGATGTGGTGGCGTCCGAGCCGGAACCGGAGCGGGACGGGCTGGCCGCGGGGGACCGCCGCTGGCGGGTGCCGTGGCTGGCCGGCCTGCTCGAGCCACCCCCGGAGGCGGTGTGGCCCCGGCTGATGACCGTGCCCCACCCGGCCGCGGTCGGCTCGCTGGGAGCCGAGTTCACCGCCTGGGCCGGGGCCCGGTCGGGGCGGCCGTTGCGCTGGTGGCAGCAGCTGCTGTCCGCCCGCATCCTCGAAGTCGACCGGGACGGGATGCTGGTGTGGCAGGCCGGGTTGGTGTCGATGGCCCGCCAGCTGGGCAAGTCGTGGTGGCTGCGGGAGTTGTGCCTGTGGCGGATCCACCAGGGCGACCGGTTCGGAGAGCCGCAGGATGTGTTGCACACCGGGAAGGATCTGGCCGTGTGCAAGGAGGTGCAGCGCCCGGCCCGCATGTGGGCCAAGGCCCGGCCCGACACCTACAAGGTGCGGGAGGTGAACGGCCAGGAGGAGATCGAACTGCTGGCCGACGGGTCGCGGTGGATGCTGCGGGCCAAAGAGGCGACCTACGGGTACAGCGTGTCGTTGGCGGCGGCGGATGAGGCGTGGAAGGTGCGGCCGTCGTCGATCGACGAGGGGCTGGTGCCGACCATGGCCGAACGCCAGCAGCCGCAGCTGCTGCTGGTGTCGACCGCCCACCGGTCCGCTACCGCCCTGATGATCGGCCGCCGCCAGGCCGCCCTGGCCTGCCTCGAATCCGGGGACGGGGATCTGCTGGTGGAATGGTCCGCCCCGGCCGGCGCCGGCCTGGATGACCGGGCCGGGTGGCGGCAGGCGTCGCCGCACTGGTCGGCGAAACGGGAGGCGTTGATCGCCTCCCGGCTGGCCGCCATGGAAGCCGGCGAGGTGGAGGACCCGGAGGAGCCGGACCCGGTGATGTCGTTTCGGACCCAGTGGCTGAACCAGTGGCCCCGCCGCCGCCTGCCCCTGTCGGGCGATTCGGAGCTGCTGCTACCGGCCGGCCTGTGGGCGTCACTCGAGGAGGTGGGCCTGGCCGGGGCCGGGCCGGTGTGGGTGGCGGTCGAGGACGCCGCCGGGTTCGGCGCCGCGGTGGCCGCCTGCGCCCGGCTGGCCGACGGCCGCCTGGAGGTGGACGGGTGGCTGCGGGCCGACTGGGACACGGCCATGGCCGACGTGGCCGCCCTGGCCGGCGCCCGGCCGGTACGGCACCTGCAGGTGGGGGCCAGCCTGATCTCGCGGGTGCCGGCCGGGTCGGGTCCGGCCCCGCACACGGCCGGCACCCGCGAGACCCGGACGGGCCTGGCGGTGCTGCGGGACCTGGCCGTGTCGGGCGGCCTGGCCCATGATGCGACCCCCGACCTGGACGAGGCGTTCGGGGTGGCCCGGGTGCGGGAGTCGGCCACCGGCCTGAACCTGGTGCAGGCCGGCCCCACGCATCTGATCAGGGCGACGGTGTGGGCGGTGACCGCGGCGGCCCGGCCGGCGAAGATCCCTGCCGTGCGGTAGTGGCATGTGGCACCATGTGGTGCGGTGAAACTGTGGACGCGGGCCATCCGGCCGCCGGAGGCAACCCCGGCCGGCGAGACGGTCGAACCGTTCGCGGCGACCGCGGGCAGCCCGCCGGGTGGGGGGCTGCCCCGTATTGTGCCGTCGCCGTGGGCGGGCTGGCCGGCGGAGTGGGCCACCCCGGCGTGGGGGCCGTGGACGGCCGCCAATCTGACCGACACCGCCTGGGCCTGCCTGGACCTGAACAGCTCGGTGTTGGCGTCGATGCCGCCCTACCTGGTCGACGCCGCCCCCACCCTGAATGCGGACTGGTTGACGAACCCGGACCCGGACGTGTACGCCTCCTGGGAGGAGTTCGCCAAGCAGCTGTTCTGGGACTACCAGGCGGCCGGCGAGGTGTTCGTGTTGTGCACGGCCCGGTATGCGACGGGCTGGCCGGCCCGGTTCCATGTGGTGCCGCCGTGGGCGGTGCAGGTGGAGCGGGTGGCCGGCCGGCGGGCCTACCTGATCGGCGAGCTGGCCGTACCGGACGGGGACATGCTGCAGGTCCGCTATTCGGGTTCGACCGCGGATCTGCACGGGCACGGGCCGCTGGAGGTGGGCGGCGCCCGGCTGGTGGCCGCCCAGGTGCTGGCCCAGTACGGCATGAACGTGGCCGCCAACGGCGGGGTCCTGTCTAGCATCTTGACCCACCCCGATGAGCTGACCGCGGCCCAGGCCGCCGATCTGCAGGCCCAGTGGGTGTCGGCCCGGTCGGCCAGTCTGGGGGTGCCGGCGGTGCTGTCGGGCGGGGTGACCTGGGAGGCGGTCCAGTTGAACCCGGAGCAGATGGCCCTGGTCGACCTGTCCCGCTGGAACGAATCCCGGATCGCGGTGCTGCTGGGGGTGCCGCCCACCCTGGTGGGCCTGCCCAGCGGCGGCGACCCGATGACCTACAAGAACATCACCGCCCTGTTCGACTACCACTGGCGGGGCGGGCTGCGCCCCAAAGCCCAGGCGGTCATGGGCGCCCTGTCCGGGTGGGCGCTGCCGCGGGGGACGACGGTGGAGTTGAACCGGGACGCCTACATCCAGCCCGAACCGTTGGAGCGGGCGCAGACCTACCAGATCCTGGCCGGGATCGTCGACGCCCAGGGCAACCCGGTGCTGTCGGTCGACGAGATCCGGGCCGCCGAACGTTTCGACCAGTCGCCTGTGGGGGTGCCCCGATGAACCTGGAATACCGGACGGCCACGCTGGCCGGGGTGTCGTTCCCGGCCCGCACCATCGAGCTGATCGTCACCCCCTACGAGTCGGAGGCCACCGTCGAGCATCGAGGCCGAATGATCCGCGAGATCTTCTCACGGGGGGCGTTCGGGAAGATCGACGCCGGCCGCCACCGGGTGAACGTCAACCGGGACCATGACCTGAAACGGGTGGTGGGTAAGGCGGTGGCGTTCCACCCCGACCGCCAGGAGGGGCTGGTGGCCGAGCTGCGGATCGCCCCCACACCGCTGGGTGACGAGACGTTGCAGCTCGCCGACGAGGAGATCCTGGACGCCTCGGCCGGGTTCGCGGTGGAGCCGGGCGGGGAACGCTGGGAGGACGGCGCCCGGCGGCGGATCACCAAAGCCTGGCTGGGCCATATCGCCATGACCCCCGACCCCGCCTACCGGGAGGCCAGGGTGCTGGCCGTCAGAACGGCCGCAGAGACCCCTGTGGTGCCCCAGGATCGGCTGGCGACCCCGAACCTGGACCGCATCAGGCTATGGCGGCAACAGGCCGGCTACGCCGCTATAGTTACCCGTCGGTAGCCTGAACTATCTGCCGTGATGACCCCGCTGGGCGGGGCCGGCAGCCGGAGGGGATAGCCGCCAAACACACCACGGACGCGTGGGTCCTTACCCGTCTGCGTGTTTGGAAGGAGCCCCCGTGAGGGCCACAGATCAACTACTCGCCCGTTACGCGGCCGAGATCGACGAACGCCAACAGTTCATCGACGGCCTGGTCGAGGCCGCCACCACCGAAAACCGGGACCTGAACGGCTCCGAGATGGAGCTCGTGACCAGGGCCCGGGACCGCATCACCGAATGTTCCACCAACCTGGACCCGCTCATCGAGGCCCGCCGGGTGTCGCAGGCGTCGACCGGCCGGCTGGCCGAGATCGCCCAGTACATGCGCGACCAGGACGGCCGCCCGCCCCGCATGGTCGAATACCGGTCGGCCGGCGAGTACTGCCTGGAGCAGTGGCGGGCCGGCCTCGGCGACCGAGAGGCGGCCGAACGGCTCGAGGTGTTCCACCGGGCCGCCGCCCACCAGACCACGGCGGATAACGCCGGCCTTATACCCACCCCGATCCTGGGGCCGGTGGTCTCGTTCATCGACGCCAACCGGGCGCTGGTGACCCAGCTGGGACCACGCAACATGCCCAGCCAAACCTGGAGTCGCCCGAAGGTCACCCAGCACACCACCATCGCCGTGCAGTCGGCAGAAAAAGCCGAGCTGGCATCCCAGAAGATGACCATCACCAAGTTGACGGCCACCGCCGCCACCTACGGCGGCTATGTCAACGTCAGCCGGCAGAACACCGACTTTTCCCAGCCCGGCATCCTCGACGTGGTCATCAACGACCTGGCCGCCGTCTACGCGGTGCAGACCGAGGCGGCCGCCGCCACCGCCTTCGACACCGCCGCCACGGCCGGTATCGCCATCGCCACCGGGGCGGCCACCGCCGCCGGGGTCGCCACCAGCCTGTGGGACGCGGTCAGCAAGATCTACACGGCCACCAAGGGCGCCGGCCGGGTGTTCGCCGTGACCGGCCCCGACATGCTGCCCATCCTCGGCCCGGTGTTCCCCCCGGTGAACCCGCAGAACGCCATCAGCGCCGGCCTGGCCATGGGCGACTTCGGGACCGGGCTGGTCGGGTCCATCTCGGGTATCCCGCTGTACGTGTCGGGCGGGGTCGGCACCCTGCGCATCCTGGTGTTCTCGACCGCCGCGGCCGAGGTGTACGAACAGCGGGTCGGCGCCCTGCAGGTGGTCGAACCGTCCGTGCTCGGCGTGCAGGTGGCCTACGCGGGCTATTTCACGCCGCTGGTCATCGACGCGGGCGGGATCGTCAAGATCGTCAAAACCCCCTAGAAAATGGCGGCCTATGCGACGGTGGACGAGCTGGCCGGGGCGCTGCGTATCGCCGTGACCCCGGCCAACACGGCCGGCCTGCAGTCCTGCCTGGACGCCGCCGCCCTGGAGATCGACGACGCCGTCGACCGCCGCCTCGACGCCGGGGCGGTCCCGGCCGTGGCCTACCTGTTCTCGACCGCCACCACCGCCGCCGACCCCGGCCCCGGCTATCTGCGCATGGACAAAACCCAGGCGTCCGCCGTCAAACACCTCTACGTCGACCAGGTCGACGCCGACGGGGTGACCCTGCCGTGGGTGGATGTGACCACCAACGACGTCATCGTGGTCTCGGACCCGGCCGCCTCCGGCCAGTGGCAGCGGTTCGATCTGACCGCCCCGACGGTCGACAAGACCGGCTGGTATGACCTGCCCGTCAACCGCACCGACGTCTCCGCGGTGGCCCCCACCTTCCTGAACGGCGCCCGGGTGACCGTGATCGGCCTGCGGCCGACGGTGCTGGGCACCCAGCAGCTGGCCCTGGCCAAACGGGTCAACATTCTGCGGGGCGTCGAATGGTGGAAGGCCAACGACGCCGCCTGGGGCATCCTGGGGTTCGCGGACACCGGGGCGTTGCGGCTGCCCCGGGCCACGTTCGTCCGCCACGCCGCCACCCTGCTCCCGTTGAAACAGCAGTGGGGGCTGGCCTGATGAACCTGGCCGGCTTCCGGGCGGCGGTGGCCCAGACGCTGGGCACCGTCGCCCATGTGGCCGACGGCACCTGGGCGCTGCTGCCCGCCCCGGTGGACGCCGTCGAACCGCCCGCCTATGTGCTGGTGTGGGGACCGGACCCCATGCTGGCCATCCAGACGGTGTGCACCGACCAGGCCCAGCTGGAGGTGGTGGCCATCGCCGCCCGCCTCGAGCCGCAGGCCAACTATCCGGTGCTGGAGGACATGGTCGACGCTGCTATCGCCGCTCTCACCCCGGCCGGGCTGCGGCCGTGGCAGTCGCTGGCCCCGGCCCCGTTCCAGATCGCCCAGCTGGACTACCTGGCATCAAGGATCCAGATCCGCCAACCCGTCACCTCCTGAAAGGAGCTATCCCCATGTCCGACGATGAAGTGGTGCCCCTGGTACAAACCCCGGTGACGGTCACACCCTTACCGTTGACTACCCCCTATATCGCCGTGGGCACGGTCGGCTCCGAGGTCGAGTTCCACTGCGCCGCCACCAACCTGGCTGTCGAGGTCACCCAGGACGAAGACACCAAGGACACGTTTTGTGGGAGCTACACGACCTACAAGGCCCCGAAGTGGATTATCACCGCCAGCTCGGCCATGTCCTACGGGGCGGCCGGCCTGTGGAACCTGCTGCAGCCCATGATGGGCACTTCCCAGCCGTTCGAGGTGCGACCGTCGAACGCGGTGGCCGCGGTCACGAACCCGTCGATGAAAGGCACCTGCATCGTCAAATGGGTGGATTTCATTAACGCCGGGCCGGGCGAGATCTCCGAATGTGACGTGGTGCTGGCCGTGCAGGGCGCCCCCACCTTCGCCTACGCATGACCGCCTCGGTAACCGTCGACACCTCCGATGTGACCCGGGGGCTGCGGAAACTGGCCGCCAACACCGCCACCAACACCGACACCGCCGCCCGCCGGGCCGCCGGCCAGGTCGCCGCCGCCTTGCGCTCGAACACCCCGAAACGGACCGGGCGGCTCGCCTCGACCGTGTCGGTGGTGCCCGTCGGCAAGGGCGGCTGGGGTGTCAGCTACGGGGGCGGCCTGTCCTACGCCCGGCCGGTGGCGGCCCGCACCCGCAACGTGTCCCGGGCCATCGCCGGCAAACCCGACCAGTACTACCGGGCCGTGCACACGGCCACGGCCGGCGAAATCAGCCGGCTGTGACCCGCATACGGGTGGAGGTCGCCGACCTGACCCTGGGCGAGCTGGCCGCCGCCGGCGAACTGCTGGGCGGCCCGCTGCACGAGGCTATGACCGGTATGGGCCAGCCCAAAGCGATCGCCGCCATCGTCTGTGTCATCCAGCGGCGCACCGACCCGGCCTACACCCTCGACCAGGCGCTCAGCCTGCGCATGGCGGATGTGGAGCTGGTGGGCGCCGACCCGGAAGCCCCCGCGGGCAGCAATGGCATCGGGCCTGTGTTGTTGCCCGCGTCTGGGGCCTGAACCCGGCCGACGTGATGAACCTGCCCGCCGGGATGCTCGACACCATGGACCGGGTGCTGCGCGAAGAGCAGCGGGCTATCCGCCTGGAGCAGGCCAAAGCCAAAGCCAGAGGAGGCTGACATGGCCGGCGGTCTCGACATTGTCATCGATTTTCTGGCCGACACCTCCAAACTGCGGGCCGAGACGGCCAAAGTGCAGGGGACCGGCTCGAAACTGAAATCGTGGGCGAAAGGTGTCGGCGCCGCTATCGGGGCGGCGTTCGCCGTCGACCAGATCAAAGACTGGATCGGCGCCGCCTCCGAACTGCAGGACGCCATGTCCGCCTCGCAGCAGATTTTCGGGACGGCGGCCGGCGAGGTGGCCAAGTTCGCCAAAGGCGCCGACAAGGGCCTGGGCATATCCCAGAAGGCGGCCATCGACGCCGCCAACAATTTCGCCACGTTCGGCAAGTCCGCCGGGCTGACCGGCCCGCCGTTGGCGAAGTTCGCCACCAAACTGACCGGCCTGGCCGGCGACCTGGCGTCGTTCAAGGGCACCAGCCCGGAACAGGCCATCGAAGCGATCGGGGCGGCGCTGCGCGGCGAAACCGAACCCATACGGGCCTACGGGGTCCTGCTCGACGACGCCACCCTGCGCCAGCAGGCCCTGTCGATGGGACTGATAAAAACCACCAAAGAAGCCTTAACACCCCAGCAGAAGGTGCTGGCCGCCCAGGCCCAGCTGTTCAAACAGACCGGCGACGCCCAGGGCGACTTCCAGCGCACCAGCGATAGCGCCGCCAACCAGCAGAAAATCCTGGCCGCCGAAATGGAGAACACCAAAGCCGCGCTCGGCGACACCCTGCTGCCCGTTCTCAAACTGGTCCTGCCGCCGTTGCAAGCCCTGGCCGGGTTCATCCAGCAGAACGCCGCCTGGCTGGTCCCCTTGACCGCCGCCGTGCTCGGGGTGGCCGCCGCGGTGTGGGTGTGGAACGCGGCCATGGCCGCCAACCCGGTGGTGCTGATCACCCTGGCCGTGGCCGCCCTGATCGCCGGGATCATCCTGCTGGCCAAAAACTGGGATAAAGTCTGGTCGGCGATCCTGGGCTGGATCAAAACCGTGTGGGGCTGGATCAAAACCAACTGGCCCCTGTTGCTCCCCATTCTGTTAGGCCCCATAGGGATCGCGGCGGCGCTGATCATCCGCAATATCGGCACCATCACCGGGGCGTTCCAGGCGGTGTGGAACTGGCTGAAAACCACCTGGTCGACGGTGGAGACGGCCGTCACCGCCCCGTTCAAGGCGGCCGCCGCCTGGTTCGCCGGGCTGCCCAAAACGCTGGGCGACATTTTCGTGCAGGTCGCCGCCGCGATCGCCGCCCCGTTCCGGTACGCCTTCAACGCCATCGCCGCGGTGTGGAACAACACCGTCGGCCGCCTGTCGTTCCACATCCCCTCGTGGGTGCCGAAACTGGGCGGCAAGGGGTTCGACGTGCCGAACATCCCCACCTTCCAGACGGGCGGCGTCATGCCTCACACCGGGCTGGCCCTGTTGCACAAGGGCGAGACGGTCACCCCGGCCGGCCGCACCGGGCCGGTGGTGGTCGTCGAGCACGCCCATTTCTCCGACCAGCTCGACGTCGAGGCGTTCATGCGCAAGGCGGCCTGGGTCATCCAGACGCAGAGGATCTGACATGGCCGCCTGTGTCCGCACCGCCTGGCTGACCTTAGGGTCGCTGACCGTGTACCTGGAGAACACCGACGCCGGCTGGTTCTGCTCCGAGCTGAACCTGCCCCTGCCGGATGTGCGGGAGGTCGTGACGGCCCGCCCCGACCAGGACGGGGTCGACGACCGCACCAGCCTGTGGGGCGGCCGGGTCGTCACCGCGAATATCACCGCCGCCGCCCCCACCGCCCGCATCGACGACGTGGCCGATTCCTTCGCCCCGTTCATGGTGCCCACCGCCCGGCCGGTCCTGCACTGGATCCTGGACCGGCCCGGCACCGCCGAACGGACCCTGACGGTACGCGGTTCCGGGTATGACTGGCCGATCGTCGGCGCCGACGAACGCAACATCAGCCTGCAGTGGCTGGCCGCCGACCCGGTCGCCCGCGACCCCGTCACCAAAATCGTGACTTCCTGGTCGGGGTCGCAGGGCACCCAGGGCCGCGCCTACCCGCTGACGTTCAACCGCACCTACCCGACGTCGGGCGGCGGCCAGATGTCGGGCACCATTTCGAGTGCCGGGGAGATCCCGGTCCGGCCTTTGCTGCGCGTCTACGGGCCGATCACCGGGCCTGATATCCAGTTCACCCAGTCCAACCCGTCCGGTAGCTACCGGGTGGTATTCCAGCCCGGCTATGTGATCGACGCCGGCCACTGGGTCGACGTCGACTGCGCCCGCCGCACCGCCCTGCGCGACAGCGATGTGGCCCAGCCGGTGGCGGCCCAGATCAACTGGATCAACACCACCTGGCCGGTTATCGCCGTCAGCCCGTCGTCGACGGTGATGGCCCTGTTCGCCGCCTCGGGGAACACCACCGCGGTAACCCAGGTGCAGGCCATCTGGCAGGACGGGTTCCTGACATGATTGCTCGGGGGATGGGTGGGATGACACTCGTTAACGGAATGTCCCGGGAGACGCTAGGGCTGCCAGCGCCGGGAACCTCGGGGAGCGCAGCCGCCCACCTATCCCCTGACGGCAGGCCGGCGACATGACCGTCCCGGCTGGGCGGGGCCGCTGGCGGTTCACGCTGCACAGCCGGCAGTTCGCGTCGGGGACCACCTACCAGCAGAACATCATCACCGAGCTGACCGCGGCCCGCGGCCGGCGGCTGGAGCTGGCCTGGAACACCCCGGCCCGGGCCACGTTCACCATCGACGGCCACCACAGTCAGGCCGCCCAGGTGGCCGAGCTGGCCACCGACGTCATGTGCTGGCGCTGGGATGACGCCACCAACGCCGACAAGTGCATGTTCAAAGGGATCGTCACCCAGTCCGAGGACCAGCTCGACACCGACAGCCACAGTGTCACGTTCACGTGCCAGGACTATGCGGCCATGTTGTCCCGCCGTCTTTTGACGGCCACCTATGCGGTGACCGGCCTGGACCAGGATTTCATTGT